GTTGATCGGTTTAATAACGGCGAAGGCGATGCTGATTTTAATGAAGCAGGTGCGTTTTTACACGATTTATTGTTTACTCAATATCAAGAACCTGCAAGAAGTAATGATCCAGACGGTTCTGCGGGTGAATTTATTACCAAGCATTTCAAGACATTTGACAACTTTAAAGACAAGTTTCAAAAAGAAGCTATGGCAATACAAGGCAGTGGGTGGGTATATCTTGCAACCGACGGTAAAATCAAGACTATTAAAAATCACGAAATCAAAATGGATATTTTGTTGCTTGTTGATTGGTGGGAACACGCATTCGTATTGGACTACCTCGCCGATAAAAAATCATATCTCAACAACCAGTGGAAAATAATAAACTGGAATGTAATATCTAGTAGGATAGGTTTAGCTAGATAGAATAAATATACGATATGAAAACTATTAGAGATTACGTTAGATTAATTGAAAATATAGAAGCAGAAGGTTTCACCCAAGCCCATGCGGATGCAAACCGCCTTAAACTTCAACAAGAAAAAGAAAGACAAGCACAGCACAGACAAGAAAAAACTCTAGCTAGATTTTCTTTACCCTTTAGGCCTGCTAATACGTTTGTAGTAGACGGACAAGGAAACAAAGTAGTACAATGTATCAATTCTGAAGATGCTGTTGAAGTATGTTTAGCATTAAACACAAAATTTGCGCACGGTTTTAAACGTTAGCTCTAGAGTTGGTCTAGAAAATAAATAATATTACTATGAAAATCTGGGAACTGTTAGACGAGGGTGTAAACGATCAATTCTTATATCACGGAGTGCCAGACGGTCCTACTATGATGAAGATATTAAAAAGTGGTGCTTTAAAACCTCAAGAGCCCTTTGACTTTGATCAAGACATGGATCAAGAAAATGGTGAAGAATCTATTCCACGCATAAGTCTAACTCGTAATCAATACTTGCATTTTCCCTACGGGCATGGTGTGGCTCAATTTGTTATAGATAAAAATGCTTTACGTAAGCACGGCTACAAAGTAGTTCCTAAAGTCGGTGCTATGATGCATTACAAATATGAAACAGAAGAACAGGTATTTAAACCTATTCCTATAAAATCACCATTTGTAGTCGAAATCCAATATGATCCTGACTTAAAAATCCCCAGAGGTTTTTTTGATCATGCTCGTGCGACAGGTGTAAAAATTACACCGTGGCGCAAAGAAGGTAAAAATCCCTTAGCTCAATCGACTGATAATACCGGTCCCCAACCGCAGAACGATTATACAGATCCTAAAAAATTACAAATACATGACAACGGATTTACCAGCGGTAATCCTCCAAGAAAGACTGCACCTACCGAGTGGTATGTAGCTTATGAAACTGAGCCGGGAAGTTATACCTTGATAGGTCCTCGCAGTAAAGATAAAACGTATATACAAAAACTTTATCCGCAACTCAAAGATAGAGTTGCTAAGAAATTGGATTTTTCTGGACTTATTCCAGCTGATCAATATAGAAAAGAATGGAAGCGTGGATATAGTCAAATACATCCGGGCGATCCGGATTATAAAAGCTAAAATTGGTCTAATGTCTTAAGACTACTTACCGGCATATCCCATACTCTTCTTGCTTCCACACCCTTTTCCTGGGCAAACTTTTTAGCATCACAATTGCCGCATACGTGATAATAATTATTGTTTAGTCGCTTAGGATCCATATTGCCTTTATCACGTTTAAATATCCCTTGACAGCAGTCGCATTTAAAAACCAATACGGCTTTTTTGCGCATATAAGTATGGTGCTTGCCGCGCTTACTAGTGCGTACATATTGTGTTTGCTGAGATTCAATAGTTAGATACATAATTGTATTTACATTAAGGTTATAAAAAGCCTTTGATAAATATCATATCGAGGGCAATCATGATCACAATTTCTGAGTCAGCACAAGCAAAAATCAAGGACCTACTCCTTGAAGAAAATAATCCTAAATTAGCATTACGTACATTCGTCCAAGGTGGAGGCTGTAGTGGTTTCAGCTACGGTTTTACGTTTGACGAAGAAATCAATGAGGACGATTTTGAAGTTCCATTGGGTGAATTTAAAGTATTAGTAGATAGCATGAGCATGCAATATCTAACTGGTGCAGAAATAGATTATAAAGAAGACCTACAAGGTAGTTCATTCAGCATAAAGAATCCTAACGCAACTACAACTTGCGGATGCGGTTCTAGCTTTGGAGTTTAAACAATGACACAATTAATAGTTGATATTGGCGTACAAGGTAACGACGGTACAGGCGATAGTATTCGCGAAAGTTTTAGAAAAGTTAACAGTAACTTTACAGAACTATATGCCATTTTTGGAGCAGGGGGTACTATTAAATTTACTACTCTTAGCGATGCTCCTTCAAGCTACGGAAGTAGTCAAGTTATCATGTCGAATGGCACAGGTACTGCGCTTACTGCAAGAACTTTAATTGCAGGATCTGGAGTTACAATAGATACTAGTAATAACAGTTCTGTTACAGTTAGTGCTACCGCAAGCAATTTGATAAATCAATCGCTACCTAGTTTAGGAACAAGTTTAAACGCTAACTTATTCACTATTGGACGTTTAAGCGATCCTAGCGCCGCATTAGTTACACAATTTAACACAGCTTATGCTAGCATAGGTGTGCAGACTACTCTAGCTCAATTACCTGTAACCAAAGGTTATGCTGACAGCAACTATGTACAAGCTCAAAACGGTATAGTAACTAATGCGTTTAAGTCTAGATCACAACCTTCTACTCCTCAAACTAGTGATCCAGATTACAATCCATTACTAAGCAGTAACTATGTAAGTACTGAAGTTATGCAACGTAAGGATGTAGTCTATCGTGGTGGAGATACCATGTCTGGAGCATTAACACTTAGCGATCATCCGGCACCTTTGTCGGGCGCAGGTACTCCTAACGGTGTTAATGACTTACAAGCGGCTACAAAATACTATGTAGATAATAATACCTATAGTAGTAATGTAAATTTGTTTGTCAGTACTACTAGTGGTGATGACAGCCAGACTAAAACTCCGGCTGGTAAACAAGGCCGTTATTGGCAATATGCTTATAAAACTATCGGTGCGGCTGCCTTGCAAGCTAGTAATTTAATCGATTTGGCTGGTATTGAGCCCGGCCCTTATAAGCAACGTATAGCTTGGACCAGTACTACAGGCCAAGCTACTCAAACATTTAGTACTATCCAAAGCATACAGTTAACCGGCGGCAATGCTAATGCGGTGGGTTATCAAGATGCGGCAGATTTACTCGAAGCTAATAAAACATTTATTCAAAATGAAACTATTGCATATTTGAACAAAAAATATGTTAATACATTTACACTAGATCAAGTTGCATATACAAATATTTTAGGTAGTATTTTAGACGGAATTGGTTATGATTTGGTGTTTAATACTACACATAACAGCTCTAGTGTGGCGGCAACTTTATTCAATACTGTTAACGCTAATATCATTACCAATCAATTGACACAATTAACTGATGGTATAAACTATGCTAAGAATATTATTTCTACTTATAGTTACAATGTATCTAACACTGAAACATATATCAGTGCAGTACTAGATGCATTAGGTTATGATTTAGTGTTTGGTAGCAACTATCAAAGTATTCAAATTGCATTAAGTTTTAACTCTTATAATACTGGATTAACTAATGCAGAAATTGTAGCTGCCTTGAGTGATATGGTTAATACTATATCACAACTGTCTAGTGTGTCAGGTTCGTCGACAATCATTGCCGCACTACAATCAAGTTTATCTGTAATAGATAATATTATTAATTATGGTACCATACCAGCTGTAAATTTTGCTTCTCAGAGCACTAGCACCACTGGACAAAATAATGCTAAGAATTTATTGCTAAACAACATTCCTTTCATTCAAGCAGAAATTGTTGCTTACTTAAAATCTAATTATCCTAATGTTATCTATAATACTACCACTTGCCAACGAGATGTAAAATATATCGTTTGGAGTTTGATTTATGATTTCATGTACGGCGGCAACAGTCAAAGCGTATATGCTGGATTACAATATTGGAGAAATAATTATTTACAAGTAGCTAGTAGTGAGCAAGCGGCCACAGTAGCATCTATCAATTATATTAATACTCTTGTACAAGCAGTTATTACAAGCACTGCGCCAGCTGTTATATATCAAACAAGTTTCTTACAATATCAAAATACTACATTAACCGGCGGTAGTGTAGTTTCTTCTAGTGTTAGTACAAACTTAACAACCATTGCTAGTATTGTAGGTAGTGTAAGCGTACCTAGTCCAAGTATAACTTTACCAACAGTTCCAAGTTCAGGAAGTTTACACGATGCTAGAGTTCAATTTACCAGCTCAGGTGAAAAGTCTGTATTAGAAGCTGCCGCAGTAAGTTATATTAATGCAAATGCATCATTTTCAATTATTAACAATAGTGGTATTAATACTACTGTTAATAATTTGTTTAGTTTGATTACTGGAATATTGACTAATGGTATTAGTAGTAGAACCACTCCTTCTTATAATAGTCCTTCAGGCCTGTCTAATACAATTACAGATGCAAGATCGGCAGCCTTAGCCAATATAAATTTCCTAAGCGAAGAGACTTATGCATGGACAATATCTCAATATCCAACATTTGTTCCGGCCGATGGCGTAGCATATTTCAAAGGTCATATGCAGTATTTGGTAGAAGCAGTTTGTTACGATATAACTTATGGAGGAAACTTAGCTACTACCTATGCTGCCAATCAATATAGAACTAATGGTGCTAGTGTATTTTCTAATACAGAATTAGCTATACAATTAGCGGCTATCGGTCATTTACAAAATATAATTCCATTAGTAACAAGTAACGTTGCAGTAAGCCCGACTTATTCTGCAACATCACAAGTGTTTAATTCAGCATGGGTTGATGGAAGTGCCGCGGCAACTACTATCAACAATCTGTTTAACGCTATGTTAGGATACATTGGTAATAGTACTGCCATAGTTTCTAGCTCGCCGTCATTAACCGGTTATGATAGCAATAACTTAGCGGCACGTACAATTTTTGTTAATAATAAAACATCTATTGTTACCGCTGTTAATAACTATCTATCTGCTACATACAAAGGCGGATTTAGTTATAATCAAACTACTTGCTATCGAGATATAGGATATATTATTGATGCTATGGCCATTGATATTCTCACTGGCGGTAATTATCAAACTGTTAATGCCGGTAAGAGTTATTATAAAAATGCTTCAGCGAAATCGGTAGCTATTGGAACACAACTTACAGAGACTACTGACGGTA